TCTGCCTAATGTTGGTTCTTTTTTTTCAAATACAGTAATCATTATTTAGACTCCTTTTTATTAGGTACTATAAAATCATTCCATAATGTTATAAGAAATTTTGGATTTCTTCTTAACATCATTTCATCAAAACCACTTTGAGAAAGTTTTTGTATTGCCGCCTCTCTTTGTATTTCATTTATTTTTTTATATTTACTTTCTAAACTATTCATTATTATTCTCCTTCACTTAAAGTTGTATTATCTAAATCAAGTAACTGCTCATCAGTTAATTGTTGTTCTAGTATCTTAATAGCTTCATCAATTAGAGGGTGAGCCTTTAATACTAAACCTGCTCTCCATTTACTACTTGGTGAAACATAAGATTTTGCTTCTTTTAAAATGCTGACCACTTTGTCTTTTGGTGATTCTAACATCTCATCAGTTAATTCATGCTCATAGTCTTCTGGTCTTTCTTGCTCTTCTTCTATTACTAAATCTTTTAATCTACTCATTTTATTTCTCCTTTTAATTTTTATTGTTCCATGTAGTATAAAGGACCAGTCCATTGGACTAGATAACCACCTCTAAATATGTTACCTCTAGCAAAGTTTTTAGATGGCGCAGTCCAACTTGCAGGAAATAATAAATCTCCTTTTTTAAGATTAAATTTAGAATCGTCTTCTAAACAAATAAATCCCCATACACTTTCTCTATTAATAAGTTTAATATATTTTTTACCATATTTTATTTCCCAACTTTCTGAAAATCTCTTACTCATATCATTGCTATTATGTCTGCCTTGATAATCATTATTAGCTTGGTCAATAATTTCTTCTATTCCCTCTTCTATAGATGTTTTTTTATTTACTGTTTTCATTATGCTCTCCCCTCTATTAATTTATTAACTTTAACTAAAGCACTATCTTTAGAAAAATTATTGCTAGTGTAATGCATATAATTATTAGAAAGAATTTCATTATTTACTAATACATTATAATGCATACTGCCATATCTTCTTAAAGAACCAATATGTAAAGCTGACCATTGTCTTCTACAAACAATTTTGTAGTTAGTAAATCCAACAGTTATTTCATAACCATTGTCTAATCTACCTTGTTTGCTACCTGTATAGTCAACACATGGTGTTTTAATTTTTGTCATTTCGTTATATTTAAACATTTTGTTTCTCCTATTTAACCCTAGCAAAATCGCTATATCTTATTATAACATTACTTAATATATAATGTAAAGCTTTATTTAAATAAAAGTTAATAATAATTAATAATAATGTAAAAAAGACTTTACATACATATTATTATAATGTTATAATAAATTAACTTTAACTTTAATCGGAGAAATAAAATGACAAACTTAAAAATACAAAATCAAATAACTGATTCTTTAGATAAGTTTTTTGCTAAGTATGATGTACAGTATATTAATTTGGTTCAAGATTATTATATCTCTAAACTACAAGCACTTAGAGATGTTAGAAATCAAAGAATTGCTGATAATGGTGGAAAACGAGTACCTTATAATGATAATCATGCTTGGGTTGATATTGACACAGCAGGTGGAGTAGGGATGCTAAAGATGATAACTGATAATTGTTGGGGATATGGAACAAACAAAGTTGATAATAACCACCCAATTAAAGACATAGCAACTAAATATGCAAAAACAGTTATTAAAAAGAGAAATGTTAAAATTGCTTATAAACTATCAGATGCAGGCATTACTAAAATTTACACAGCAAGTGTAACTGATACAGATAATGGATTTGATGGTCTTTATAAAGTAGCTACAAATGATGGTGATAAAACTATTAAAATAAACACAATCATAGCAGGTGGTTACAATATCCAAGCAAAGCATTACAGAACACTTTTTAAAATTAAATAATAAATAGGGGGGTGTCAAAACCCTCCTTAACTTTGGAGAAACAAAATGACACATAGCAAATCAAACGAAATAGATATGATAGTAGAATCAGAAGTAGAAGATTTATTTGGAGATATTATTAGAGAGCAATCTCAAGGTATAGGCTCTTCAGATGAAAATGCTTGCATTAGAAACATTGAAAGAAGATTCAAGGACATTAATGTTGAGTGGGATAGGTCGGATATTAAAAACACAATTCACTATGAAATACGTAAAATTCAAGGGGAAAAATAATGAGTCTTAATATAAATGATTTAAATACTTTAAAAATAAGACCAGTAAATCATGGCACAAAAAAATCAGATAAGAATGGATATTGTGGTCCTGCTGTTATAAGCATACTGACTGGAATGACTACGGCACAATCAGCTAAAGTTATAAATGCATCTAATGGCAATTTAGAACATTATATTAAATCGACCAGTACTAAACAAATGAGTAAAGCTTTCTATTCTTGTGGAATAGATATGGCAAAAATAAAAATACCTAAACATATTAAAACTTTAAATAAATGGTTAGACGATACAGAGCACAGCAGAAAAGATAATATGTATTTAGTATCGTCTGGCTATCATTGGCTAATTATACAAGGTAATAATTATGTATGTGGCATGACTGAAAATATCATAAATATGAAAACAAAAAACAATACATATCTTAATGAAATGAAAAGAACACATCTACAAGAAATATTTTTATTAGAAAGTTTTAGTAAGGGATTTAATATACCTCATTATTTACTAATTAAAGATAAAGATAAAATAAAACCTTATAATAAAGTAAAGGCTTTTCAAAAGAAACACCCAGAATTAAAATTATCATATCAAATAGAAACTTATGATACTGAAAAATCGTACTCTGTAGGTTCTGACACAATAGAAAAGATAGCAGATGCCAACCCACAAATAGACGATTATAGAAATCAAAGATATTATATGGTTTATAGTTGGGGAGAAGTATTAGAAGAATTTAGTTTCTTTAGAGATTATTATAATAAACATAAACATTTAGAGGTAAAGTAAATGAATAATATTTTATTAAAATCTACACTATGCATTATTACATTAAATGCAGTTTTAATTATTTATGTCATATTAGTTACCAATGTATTGTAAGGATAAAGCCTTACTAGAGATTCAATGTTTAAAGGGTGCATTAGTAGAGGCAGAGAGATTAATTAAACAAGGTGCTAACCCTTTAGACATATGCCAAGACTTTAGTAAGAATAAATCTAGTGATAATTGGATAGTAGTAACTTCTATTATGGCTTTATGTTGGTATAAACAAAGAACAAAAAATTTGCATAAAAGCAATAAATAGTTTACTTTTAGATAACTTGTGCCAAAAGGCTATCAATCTGATTAAACAAGTAAGGATAATAAAATGACATTAAAAATTGAATACTTTCCTATTAATAATATTAAACCATATAAAAATAATCCAAGGAACAATGACCAAGCTGTAGAGAAAGTATTAAATAGTATTAAAGAATTTGGTTTTAAAAACCCTATAATTATTGATGAAAATAAAATAATTATAAATGGACATACTAGATTAAAAGC